GCTCTTTTCAACGCGTATTTCGGCGGGAATACCCGGGTGCGCGTAACGCTCGCCAATTCGGGTCCATCAGTGTCTGTTGACGACATTCGCGGCTTCCAGACCGCATTTGTCAATGGCGTGCAGCAAGCGGTGAGTAGCTCGAATACGCTAACGGTCACAGTGGGAGCCGACGCGTATACTCTGGTGGGTGCCACTGCAGACGCAACGAATGTGTCGACTGCGCCGAACGGGGTTTCCGGTGTGCTCACATTCTCGGGCAACGTCTCGGTTATTGACGGCACGGCCGGCAACACGGTAACTGCCGCAAACGCCTCTGTGATCGTTCGACCTGCTCAGCGGGGTAATACCTCGCAACTTCTGGCTACTGACACCTTGGCGATGTCCAACCTTCTTGATGCGGTATCAAAACTGCGGATTAACGCAGTGCCCGATATCGATGGCGCTTACAACTGTTATCTGGACCCCATTTCCTCGCGTCAGCTATTCGCTGATCCCGATTTCAAGCAACTGTTTCAAGGGGCAACCTCATCCAACCAGGTATTTCGTCAGGCAATAACGAATGACTTCCTCGGTCTGCGATTCATGCCTACGACGGAAGCTTTCGTCCAACCGCACCCGACTTTGGCCGGTCTTATGGTACGGCGACCAATCATTTGCGGGAAGGGGGCACTTATTGAGGGAGATTTCGCGGGCATGGCTGCAGAGGATGTTGCTCCGAAGGACTCCATAGTGTCCGTCGTCGACGGCGTTGCCATGGTGACCCGCGAACCGTTGGACCGATTGCAGCAAATCATTGCGCAGTCATGGTACTGGATCGGAGGATTCTGCGCTCCGTCCGACACCACAACCAACCCGTCAACGGTTCCAACCGCGACAAACGCTTCCTTTAAGCGGGCTGTGATGGTGGAGCATATCGGGTGAAGCCGGAGGGAGGGAGTTGACATGGCTATAGGAGCTACCAGCGCTTTCCGGCCGACCGGGACGGTGTCGCTAAACGCGGGGACCACGTCGGCCAATCTCCCCCTCGCTGGAGGCGGCGAAACGGTCGTGGTCACGAATACCTCGGCCTACTTGACTTATGTTCGTTTCGGCGCAGACGCAACGGTTGTCGCCTCCTCGAGCGATATGCCGGTACTGCCGAGCTCCCGGGCGGTGCTGGCAGTTAACTCCTTGATTTCCTATGCAGCAGCATGTCTGACGAGCGGCTCCGGCAATGTATTGTTCACCCGTGGCGATGGATCTTTCCTTTGATGGCCGTCAGTGCAAATCCCCTGACCGACGCCGAAAAGACAGACGCTCGTCGCTTCTGCGGCTATTCAGCCTACGGAGCTGCTCCGGTCGGGTTCGAGACCTGGCGGTTTTACCAAGTGTATGGCCTACTGGAGTTTCGGCTGAATAATCTTTCTCCGTCAGAATTGGGCGTTATCCGTCGCTATCTCGCAACATTGACCGGGCTGGAAGTTGCCATTCCGAGGTCTGGTGAGAATCTTGATACGGACATGGCGGCGGTTTGGACCAGAAACCGCACGGAGCCGGTCGACAGGAGTCGATTGTTTGATGATTGGCGGCGCCGCCTTTGCGGGTTCCTCGGTATTCCTCCAGGGCCGGCGCTTGCCGACCGTGGTATTGCATTGGTCGTCTAACATGAATTCCGACCGCCTGGCGGACCTGATGCGGTGGGGGCTGAACGTTGCCGCGCGATCAACGGGTGCAGTGACAAGCGCATATAGGCCTTGTGGTGTCGACCATCCCCTGGCGCCGGAGAATCGCTTTCTCCGGCTCCACGCTGCCTTCTGCGGTATCGACGGAAAGTTCAGTCGCCCAAATGCCTATGGCAACGCTTTGTGGCGTGGAATATTCGATGCAGCATATACGCAACCCGGCGACTATTTGGTGCAAGACGATGCTATCTGGTTCATCGCTGCTCAGCCCAAACTGGCGGCTGCTCTATGTGTTCGGACCAACCGGACGGTCTCGTTTACCCGCCCGACGGCTCAGACCTCAACAGGGGTAAACAGCTACGGCGGCGTTACGGCCGCCAATGTCACTCCCATTATGACTGGCTGGCCGGCAAGCGTCCTGGCTGCAACCAGGGAGGTGCGCCCACTCGCCAAACTTCCTGGCGACGCGGCGGCATCAACATGGACGGTGCTGCTTCCGGCCTGTCCACAAGTGATACTAAAAACTGCAGATCTGATGTCCGATGATCTTGGACGCGGCGGTGTGGTCGCAATGACTGAACTGACAGACCTGGGCTGGCGTCTCGCAGTCAGGCAGGCGACTACCTGATGGCAGATCAGTCGGACGTCGAGATTGCGCTGGTGGCACTTGCGGCCAGTGCGTTGTATCCAGACGGAACTTCGGCATCCAGCGTACCGGGGCCGGATTGCCTTATATACCCTGGGTGGCCAACTTCGGCGGCCTTGGACAGCGATCTTGCTGCCGGGCGCATCAACGTCACCGTGTTCCCAATGCCGGAGCCGGGGCGGAATACCACCCGTTACCGCCAGCATTGGCGGGGCGCTGCGATACGGGCCGGGCTCACAGCGTCGGTGGCCGGGGTCGCAGTGACGTTTGGCGGCACGGCGAATGCTGGACAACTGGCTGGACTTCTGGTCGACGGAGCCAGCTATGTCTATCGTACGCAAACGGGTGACACGCCAGAAATCGTGGCAGCCCAGTTGGCCACCTCGGCCCGCGCTGACAGAATTGTCAATCTCGCGGGCGCGGTACTAACCGTTCCTGGCGCTGGCCGGATTACAGCCCGGGTCGTTGCCGACATGCCGGTCGTTCAGGAACTCCGCCGACAGGAACGAGGGTTTCGCATTGCGTGTTGGTGCCCTACTCCGACAACGCGAGACGCATCCGCATCAGCAATCGATTTGTGCCTGGCTGGGTCCCAGTTTATCGGCCTTGCCGATGGAACAGAGGGGCGCCTTCGTTACCACGGTAGCCTGGTTTTTGATCAATCCGAGAACGTGTTGCTATACCGGCGAGATCTGATCTACGACGTCGAATACGCGACGACGCTTACCGCAATTCAACCTGCCATGCTATTTGGTGACCTCGTATTGAATGCCGCGGCCTTCACTGCTTGATGATGGAGACTTCATGGAAATGCATTTAGTGGTCGTGAAGCCGTTCGACGGGCTTGCACGTGGCGACATTATTAAGGATGAAACTCGTATTTCAGCAATTCTGAGTAGCGAGCATGCCCGCTCTGTGGTGCGCGTCGCGGCGCAAATGCCCGGGAAGGTCTGATCGAGATGCCTATCATCCAACAAGGCAGCGTCAATACCACCGCACTCGTGGTCCCCGATCTTTATGTTCAAATCGTGCCGCCGCAGAACCTGGTACTGAACGGGGTTCCGACGAACGTCGTTGGCGTCGTAGGAACGGCGTCCTGGGGGCCGGTCGCGCAGCCGGTCATTATCGCGACCATGGCGGATTTCGCGCGGAGCTTTGGCCCGATCGTTGCCCGAAAATATGACCTTGGAACACAGGTAGCCACCGCGGTCCAGCAAGGAGCGCAGAACTTCCGTTGTGTCCGCGTCACAGACGGTACTGATACTGCCGCGCAGGTAGTCGCTCCCGGTACGACTGCTGCGTTCACTGCTCTTTATAGCGGTTCTTTGGGTAACCAAGTGAGCCTGACCCTGCAGCAAGGGTCCGCGATAGACACATGGCGACTGATTGTCAGTCTGCCTGGGTTGCAGCCCGAGGTATATGACAACATCGTTGGGACGGGCGCAGCCTTCTGGACCTCGCTCGCGGCAGCGGTGAACCAGGGGCAAGGCCCGCAACGTGGACCTTCCCAACTGATTTCGGCAAGCGCTGGCGGCGCAACAACTGCTCCGGTGGCATTCAACACGACGCTCGGTGCAAGTACGCCGGGCTCTGATGGGGCGTCAGGCGTAACCTCAGCCCAACTGGTTGGCAACGACGCGCCGCCGCGCACGGGAATGTATGCATTGCGCGGTCAAGGCTGCGGGATTGCATTGCTTGTCGACTCGGATGATGCCACCCAATGGACAGCACAAGCCGCCTTCGGGCTTCAGGAGGGGATTTATATGATCCTTACCGGCCCCGCGGGCGACACTATCCAAAACGCCGTCACTGTCATGCAGCAGGCTGGGCTTGACAGCTATTCAGCTAAGCTCATGTTCGGCGACTGGCTATGGTGGTCCGACCAAGTGAACAGTACTATCCGGCTGGTTTCGCCGCAAGGCTTTACCGCCGGCCGACTCGCGAATCTTTCTCCTGAACAGTCCAGCCTCAACAAGCAGATTTATTGTGTGATTGGCAGCCAGATGTCAGGCACGCCCGGGTCCGGCCAAAGTACTTCATACTCGGCGGCAGAGCTTGCGGTTCTTCTTGGCGCGGGGATCGATGTAATATGCAACCCTCAGCCTGGTGGAAGCTATTGGGGCGTACGGGGTGGGCACAACACCTCCTCGAATCCAGCTATTGATGGCGATAACTACACAAGGCTGACGAATTATATCGCTGCGACGCTTGCCGCCGGCATGGGCCAATTCGTGGGGCAGGTGATCAATTCCAACTTATTCCAAAGCATCCGGTCTGCTCAGCTTGCGTTTCTGCAGAACATGCTAGAGCAAGGCATCCTAGGAAGCACCGACGGTAGCCTTCCTTTCAGTGTGATTTGCGACACGTCAAATAATCCACCAAGCAGGACTGGTCTCGGCTATGTGCAATCAGATGCCCAGGTACAGTATCAGGCGATAAACGAGAAATTCATCGTCAATATTGAAGGTGGCCAGACGGTGCAGGTATCGGTGCAGACTCTTCCTACTGGTCAAACAGGCTGAGAAGGGTGGAACATGTCTTTTACAGCATTTTCAATCGGCCGCGACACGCAGCTTGTTGTCATGGGGCCTGGCGGTCGGGTTGATCTGGACTTCGTTACGGCATTTGAAAGCCGTCAGCTCACGCAGTCCGTACGTGTTAGTCAACTCGATGGGACACAAATGGGAGCCGAACTTCCGAAGGGCTGGGAAGGCAGTTTTGAGCTGGAACGTGGCAACTCCGTGGTTGAGGACTTTGTTGCCGCTGCGGAGCAGGCGTACTACAGTGGCGGCACGTTTACGGCGAGCACGATGTATCAATATATAAATGAGACGGATGGGTCGACATCAACTTTTCAGTACGATAACGTGAACTTCAAGCTGGCAAATGCCGGGACGTGGAAAGGGGATAGCAGCGTGAAGCAAAAACTCGAGTTTTTTAGTTCTCGTAGGCGCAGAATCTGATGACCCCGACGACAACCATCCTGGCTGAAGCAGTCGAGGAAAAATCAGTCGTAGACGTTTTGGGACGGCGGCTGGCTCTTCGCAAGCTCACGGCGCTGGATAAGCTCCGTCTGTTGAAAGCCGCAGGTTCGGAGCTTGCCATGAATCAGCCCTGGCTTTCCATGGCGATGCTCGCTGTCTCTGTCACAGCAATAGATGACGTGCCTATCCCGCGACCCTCGACGGAAGCTCAGATTGAAGCCTTGGTAGGCCGTCTTGGCGATGAAGGAATCGAGGCAGTTGCCGACACAATTGGCTCGTTGATTGATACCAATGAGGCAGTCCTGGCTGCAACCGCGGGAAACTTGCCCGGCACCCCGAACTGACCGACTGCCTTTACCTGGTCAGAAACGGAGTGCCGTTCGACGTTGCATTTTCACTTCCATCCGATGAACGAATGGCTTACGTGATTACTCTTGGCACTTTGGATGGTTATCGGTTTGATTGGCAGTCGCTCCAATGGTGTTTACCATAATAATGACCTGCGTTGTCAGCCTTAATCTGGGTGGGTAGCATCCTTGCCATGTCTCGTCTAATTGATCTCCGCGGATGCGATGCAGGCGCAAATCGGGCTACATGGCCATATATCGGGTTTTTGAAGATGGGTGCCGCAATGTGGCACCCGAGAGTACTGAACATCGGCGGGAGAACGCTTTTGGCCCCGATCTTGCGGTCCGAGCGGCGAGGGCAATCTGCGAATGTGACGCGTCTGTTGTGGGACGGAAGTAACAGTAACGAAACACCGGAGTTGCAAAAGCCAAACCTGAACTTTGAGCTTCCGTTTCACAGTCGTGGACTTATTTCTTCGCGTATCGCAAATCGCTGCACCGGACGGACGGACCGCGATTGTCACCTGGGCAACAGGACAGCGCTGAGAACTGCGACCGCTCCGCTCGGAATCAAATCGGATCGGAATACGGAATGGAATCGCGAGACAGGAGCGCTGTTTCGAATCCTGAGCAGACACACAGGACGCGATAACGTCCGAATA